TCGGTTGTGATAGTGAAAAGTGATAGTGGATTGATTGAGCCTCAGTAGTCGCCCCAGTAGGGTTGCCCCTTCGGGTTCTTCTTGCCTTTGTCCTCGGCCCGCAGTTCGGACATTTCTCGACCCGCGACGTGCTTAACGCACTCAGGGCCAAAGACAAACGCGCCGAGGTGGTAGCATTTCTCAAGCATAAAGTCCTCTTGTTCCTCGGCGTTCATGTCCTCCATCTCAGGAAAGCATTGGATGGCGGCAGGAACCACGTCATCATAGTGGCGATACACGTCGTACCATTGGTCATAGGTCAGCCACAACTCTGGCTTCTGCGCGTTCTTTTCGCTGACAGGGCGATAACATCTTGTGCAAAAGTGAGTCATTGCTCTTCTCCTTGCCCCCAAGGGAGGCCGTAATGGTCGGCGCAAGTCGCGCCATATCCCACAGCAGTTGATCGCTCGTCGCTGAGAGGGCGCGAGCAAAAACAACAGTTGCCCGTCAACTTCCCGTAATCAGCGGCGACCTTGGCCGGGTCTTTTGAGAACTGCTCAAGAGCGCCCTCGATATCGTCGCTTGCATCCCGGCTCGGGACATACTCGCCATTGGCCGGGTTGACCTTGCCCAGATACACCGAGCCATCCTCGCTCGGGGTCTTTACATAAAGCCATCCGGCATTCTTTGAAGAAGACCCGGCAAGGGACACGACCACGTCGCCATCGTTAGCGCGAACCCGGAACTTGGGCCATTTGAGATGAGATGATGCGCGTCTCAGAAGATCGACAAGCCCGGACATATCCCCAACCCTGACTGAAGGCTTGGCGACATTGGCGCTGACGCAATGATCTTTGACGCGCTCGATAAACTCAGCGGCGGTGTACTGCCGCTCGTCGAGTTTGACGGTCGAGTTTGAGAAAGAGCCCGTCCCCGGACGGTGAGTCTTGATCATCATATCGTCGGCAATTGAGACCTTGATCAAACGCATCGCCAAACCCGCCGCCGGAATAAAGCGGACGCATTTTTTGGGATGCCAGAATTGATCGTCGCCACCGGGAACGCCGATCAGCATGGCGCGGGCAGTCTCGAATTTGATTAGGTCGGCATTAAGGCTGATTGAGTGCCACATAAAAAAGTCCTCGCAGATTGGTCGGTTGATGAGGTACATCGTGCATGGCCCCCTCAGGGGCCATGAGGCGATGCGCCTTACGCCGCTTGGGCGTACTCGATTGGCTCGCGTTGCAAAATGTAGTCAGCCGCCGCCTGAGCCTTGGAAGCGGCGCGGATGATGAAGCCCGAGTCGTCGCCCAACACCTTGAGCCAATGGGCGAGGTACTCGACGTGTTGCACGTTGCCCTCGACCTTGGTCTCAGCGCAGACAAACGCTGAGGTCAACTCGGCGACCAGTTCCTCGAAGGCATACTCTTTCGAGCCGAAGCCGTTTCGAAGGTTGCGATCAAGGCGCGACGAGTGCCCGGTGGCGTGGCCCATCTCGTGAAAGGCCGTGCTGTACCACTCGGCGCTCGACTTGAACTGGGCTTTGGTGGGCATATGAATTTCATCCCGGCTCGGCATATAGAACGCTGAGTCGCCGCCCTCGATCAGCGGAAGGTCAAAGCCTGAGACGATCTCCTCGGCCCGCTCCAGCGGGTCAAAGTCAAAGGTCGGCACATCGGGTGACGCAACCGGGGGCAATCCCTCGATTTGGTCGCGGTTGAAAACGCTCAGGTAGCGCATCAAGGGCACGACCTTTTTCTTCGGGTCGCCGTTCTCGTCAACCTTACCCTTATCCTCGACTTGGATGCGTTTGACGAACACAACCCGAGAGGCGGTCTCGCCCTTGCGGACGCCGCCCTCGAAGAGGCAGTCGTTGTCCACGTCCCAGAAGTAAGTGCCCTCGCGGCGCTTGCGGTCGCGGCTCTCGATGTTTCGGCCCTGAGACCGGGCATACGCCGCCGCCGCATCCTTGGCGGCTGAATAGCCGAACCATTGGTTAGATGTGTAGCCCTCGCGCATGGCGATCATCGAAAGCCACAGCACGTTGATTCCGCGATACGGCGTACCGTCGGCCCGGATGGGCAGTCCGCCGCCGCCGAGGCTAACCCATCCTGCCGTCCAAGATGGCCTGACGTCGGGGTTGGCTTGCCATTGTTCGATCTGAGCGATGAATCCGTTTGTTATCTCTTCGGCAATGTTGTTTTTTGTTGGCATGATATGTCCTCGCAGTTTTGAGTGATTAGGGGTGCATGGTCGATAAACTTGAAGCGATATGTGATGCTCTGCCGCTCGCTTGAAACGGGGACTTCACTCTCTATGACTGGCCGTGCCTTGGCTGTGGCGGTCGGTGAGATCAGGTCAGAATGTCGGGGGCCGAATCACAGCCCCGGTCAGCGTTCGGGCCATCGCACCCACCTACACAATAAACGGACTGCACACGGTGACCGCAAACATCGCGGGCCTTGTGCCGTTCCCGAGACCGCCAAGGCGGCTGAGTGGGGATTGAGGCATCGAATGCATCGCGGGCACATCGGGCGAACATCCCCGGAGGTTGCCGTCTCCGGTTCGCGCTGTTCTGTCCCCTGACGGGGGGTGCTGTACCGATAGCACTAACCGAACGCGATGTCCGACACTATAAGGGTATGTCCGACAAAGTGCAACAAAAATATTACCCCAATATCCCCTCTATATAGGCACAGACGCTTGACGCTTGACGGCCACGCCAATATGTGCATCTGGGAATTGCCTAAAGAATAGGCAGTCTTAAGTCATTGATTTAATGGCGTTTTCTAAGGCCCGTGACGAGGTTTTAAGGGGGTAGGCAAGGCCAAGGCATAGGTCATGTCCGACATCGCATACCGGATAACACAGGCGCTCTGGTGACGAATTCCAGATGTCAAGCAATATTTACATTGCATCCCAGAGGGTATGACCACTCGACAAATGGCCCCCAGACGGCCTGAGAGGCCCGCCACGGGACGCAGGCAGGGCGACCCATATCGACCCAAAGCCCCGCCGGGGTTAGGGGCCGGGACAGGGCCGGACGGAAAGAAACCAAGTGATGCGGTCTCACATTCTCATAGGGGGTAACACTGGCCCTCCGTGGCCTGCCGCCGTGGCCTGCCGCCGGGGATACCCACCGCCTGCAGGGCCGGGAGACTCACTCGCGATCAGGGGCTAAGGCTCAAGGGGTTGGGTGGGAGGAACAGGTTATTGCCCCGAGGTGGGACCGCTCAACAGCGGATCAACAGCGCCGGGGCCGGGTCAGTCAGGCAGGGCCGCACGGGCCGGGGGTGCGCGCGGGGGGCGCGCGTTACAGGTCGCGGGATCAACGCATTCCCCACAACCGCCTCGCTAAGTGCCTGATTTTCTTTTGGTGTTCACGTCTATATAAGACGGAGACCGGGGGGGTGCCCCTCTCGATGGCGAACTTCGCACAGATTTTTTGGGGCGCGTATATATTGTTTTCCGATTGCCCGTGATAGCGGACGGTCGGCCCCAGCGGCGGGGGCTTTACCCCTACATATATATAAACATCCTCTACGTCTCAGACTATTTTCGGGGGACTTATTCTCCATTAGACAGAATAAAGCCTTATAAAACAACCACTTACATAACCTAGAGGTCGAATCATGCCAAAAGTCGGTAAAAAGAAGTTCCCGTATACGGAGAAGGGTAAGAAGGAAGCGATGGCCTACGCCAAGAAAACCAAGAAAAAAGTGAAGAAAGGCTACTAATGCCAGTCCGTAAGGTCAAAGGGGGCTACAAGTGGGGAAGCAAGGGGAAAACCTACTCCTCCAAAGCAATGGCTGAAAAGCAGGCTTCCGCCGCTTACGCCAATGGATACAGAAAAAGAAAGTCTCAGTACAAGTGAATGGGAACGTGCTTACGAGCATTGGAGCAGAGTAGCCCGAGAAGAGTTCACTAGGGCGCAGATCGCAGAGACCGCCGCTGACTACAGGGATTACTCATCCCCAGTCTGGTGGGCTATGCATGACGAACTCCAGCGCAGGGATTCCCTCGATATGAAGAGGCGTATGAGAAGTGAAGTAAGCGAGGCAAAAAAGAAGGACAAATACGCACTTCGCAGGAAATTACGCCTTAAGAATCAACTACTTACAGAGGGAAAAATGTTCGTCTAGTACCCCCCTACTACGCGACCATATTTTGCACAAAAACATGGCTTTTTTGGACATAGAAGTAGTTGACGGTAAGGCACAGATTTACGTCCGAAACGGAGACATAGCCCTCCGATTCAAGACTTCCCGCCGAGCGAGGATTTTCATCTGGTTCGTAACGCGGATTCCAAAATTTTGGCGCGATAAATTTTTTGAGATAGGTAGCACAAATGGCTAAAGACCCAAGGCTCGAAAGGGCAGGCGTGTCGGGTTACAACAAACCCAAGAGACTCCGCGATGGAAGCGGCAAGTCCCACATCGTTGTCGCTAAAGAAGGCGAAAAGGTCAAAACCATCCGGTTCGGCCAGTCTGGAGTTAAGACCAACCAGACCGTAGGACAGCGCGAGGCTTTCAAGTCCCGCCATGCCAAGAACATCGCCAAAGGCAAGATGAGCGCCGCTTATTGGGCTGACAAGGTCAAGTGGAGCCCGAGCGAGACTAAATCCCCCTCCAAGAAATGGGTAAAAGGATCGTGAAAAAGAAAGGGCTATACGACAACATCCACGCCAAGAGAAAGCGGATCGCCGCTGGCTCTGGCGAGAAGATGAGGAAACCGGGCTCGAAGGGCGCTCCTACCGCCAAGGCATTTAAAGAGTCCAAGAAAACCGCCAAGAAAAAAAGTGAATCTTGATCGTCCTCTTGGCTCAGGTCAGGGGGGAGGAAATGAACCAAGTACTTGGGTCAAATATTCCCCAAGGTTTTGGACTAAGTGATGAGCGAAGAAAAAACCCCTTGCACCTGTCCTGATTGCGATCTTTACGATTGCGACTGCACCAAGACCGGAGACCACGACGGCTGTTTATGCGGCAAATGTAAATGAGTTATAACGTCATCAAGCAGACCGATCTCGGGTATCTGCTTTACAACCCCAATGATCAGTATGTCGGGCGCTCAATCGAGCATTACGGCAGTTACCAACTAGAAGAACTGAAGTTCTTCAAAAAGGAAGTCAAACGCGGCGACCATGTCGTGGAGATTGGGGCCAACATAGGCGCTCATACGCTGTTTTTCTCCAACCGCGTCGGCGATAAGGGCCGCGTTTTGGCGTTCGAGCCTCAGCGCCTTATCTTCCAAACGCTTTGCGCCAACATGGCGATCAACTCCCGCACTAACGTGGACTGCAAGCAGATGGGAGTCGGCGGCAAAAACCAACTGATTAAGGTTCCGATTCTCGATCCAGAGCATAACCAAAACTTTGGCGGACTCTCGATCAAGGAGCATGAGCAGGGCGAGGATGTCGCCGTGGTCAAGTTGGATAACGTCGGTCTCAAACGACTCGACTTTTTAAAGATTGATGTTGAGGGCATGGAGCCCGAAGTATTGATGGGTGGTTTAAGCACCATCTACACGTTGAAGCCAGTGATTTACATGGAAGTAGATCGAGGGGAAAACAATCCTCTTCTCTTGGAAATTCTGGATTCGCTTAAGTACTCAGTGGAGCAACACGAACCCCCGCTCCACTCGCCAGACTACAAGCAAGAGAATATTTTTGGTGAGATCGTTTCTAGTAACGCTATTTGCCGTCCTCGGAATTGAGTTCGCAGTAGCAGACATATATGGATCAAGAGCAAGTTTCTTAATTTTCCCCGGTGAGGGAATGAGCCTCTCCTACCTGTCCTCCAGCGTCAACGATGCGTGGCGCAGGAAAATGGAAAACAAACTTCTCTCTCTAGGCGATACCCACATATACATCTACAGCCAAAACGAGGCTGATGATGTTGGCAGCGTTTTCCCGCAACCTGACTGGGAGAAGCGTTTAGACCACCTCAACAATATTGGGCTACGTCCCATCATGTGGTTGATGGCAGATGACTCGCCAAGCCTTTCTTCGAGGCCGCTTTCTGCTCATAAGGCCCACAACGCAGAGATGGTACGCCGATTTGATGACAAGGTTGATGCCTATGTCATAGGTCTGGAGGTTGATGAGTACTGGAGTTCGTCTGCCGTGGCCGCAATGATCACGCACCTTAAGACCCTGACAGACAAACCCGTCGCCGTGCATATGACCAGCAAGGTAGGCGGTCACAAAAAAGATATTTCGTACTACGAACACGCCGACATCATCTTCCTGCAAACAGGTTGGGTAGATGAAATCGGAGAAAAAGAATTCCGCAAGCGCGTCGCTGAGGCTATCGCGTTGGGAAAACCAGTGGTTGTTGCTGAATACAGCCTTAGTTCTGACTCGGCGAAAGCCAGACGCTATGGAGATATCGCTTGCGAAATGGGTGCGGTAGGTACAGGAAATGGGCGAAACGTGACTGCGTGTGGTCAGCGCGAAGTAGTGCAAAAGAAGAAGCCGTGGTATCAGCGTTACGAGCGGGAGATAGGAGTTGTTGGTATCGCGATGGCAAGCGCTTTTGCTGTGAGTTACTGGGACTTACCGCTGACGCTCAACGCGACAGAGAGCAGTCTTCAGATTGGGGTAACGAAAGATTTTGAGAATTCTTCGGTAGGTGTTTCCCTCCGAGATGACGGTGCGGTGATGGGTCATTACCGCTTTTCTTTCTAAGGTGTAAACAAGGAGTGTTTAAATGAGTTTTATAAATCAGCAAATGAGAGCAATGGACAGGCTGTTCGAGCGGATGATGGAGGAGTTTGATGCCTCTACGCCGTTGAAGGCAGTTGAGGCCGCGTTCCCAAAAGAGGGCAACACGGTCAAGATGTGGAAAGCCGTTCCCACCGAGTACAAGTATCAGAAATGCTCGGAGTGCGGAACCATGCATCTCGTTGAAAACAATGAGGAAACCGACTAGCCCCTTGCGGGCTAGTTTCCACAAGAGGGCGATATGGCAGGACTAATTCGGGCAAGAACCGTTAAGGAATACAAAACTGGAGGCGGCAAGCCTAGGAACTACAAAAAAGAATACGAAAAGTTTCACTCTTCTCCAAAAGCAATTGCAGAGAGGAGTTCCAGAAATAAAGCCCGACGCACTCTAACGAAGATGGGGAAAGTTTCTAAAGGTGACGGAAAAGATGTCCACCATGTAAACAAACGCCCCTTGGACAACAAACCCGGAAACTTGCGAGTGATGAAGGCATCACGGAATAGGGCAATCAAATGAAAATCAATGTAGCGCCAAAGGGCAAAAATGTCGGCTATGTCGGAAAGAAAAGCGAGTGGAAACTCGAAGACGACAAGGAAACATATGCCGCTTGGAATTACGTTCAAGTAGCCAGCAAGATGGAAGATTCCACGGAAAGAGCGGTTAAAAAATTAGAAGCGCTTAAAGCGGACACCATTTCAAAGATTGAGATTTAAAGATGGCTTATTCAAACGATTTCTTAAAAAAATACGCCGCTTTATCTGCTTCTAAAACAAATGCGTCGGCGGTTAGCGACAGTAGCGAAGCAAGTTTGGCGACAGGCTCAGAAACTGTCGAAGACATCCGTAGCGACATTGATCCAACAGAAGCAAGAAGCGCTTCGATGGTTGGAACGCGACCATCGGAATACGCCAATGCTCGGTCAAACACGGTACAGGGCGTTGTCTACGATCCAATGACTGGGAAAGCGTTTCCTAACGCAAAGGTTGCGGTGGCCGAAGGGGTTACCAGTTACACAAGCAAAGTCCCATCTGGAATGAACATTGACTGGTCTTACTGGGATAAGTTTAAACAGCCCGACCCTATTAAACCTGCTCCGGCTCCTGTAACTGAGACTGCTCCGGCCCCAGTTGACGTGACCGTTCCGTTTGAGGCTCCAACTCCTGCTCCAACGCCTGTTCCGGCTCCGCGTCCCGCGCCCGCGCCAAAGCCCACTCCTAAGCCATCGCCTCCACCGCCTCCACCACCGCCACCACCGGCTCCGGCTCCGCAGTCTTTGGGGCCGCAAAAGTCGCAGGAGCAATGGATTGCAAGAGCGAAGCAACTTGGATGGTCGCCTGATCAGTATAGTGGGGCCGCTTACCAAGGCTACGCAAACAAATACCCGGAAAGTGAGAGGGTAAATTACGTAGAGCCTAAACCGTCACCCGCTCCCGCTCCGCAACCGTCAGCATCTAAAAGAAGGCAAGCCAATCCATACCTATAAATAAGGATAGGGTTTTCGCTTGCGTTTCGTGTCACACAGTCAGATCGGTATAACAGTCCTCGATAACTTTATATCCGAAGACGAAGTCGAAGATGCGTTGTCATTTTTCCAAGACATGGAGGAGTCAACCGTCTGCACAGAAGATGGGGAAGGAGAAAAGATAGAGGCAAGGACTGGTCTGCGTAAATGGGTAGAGCATGACCGATCTGAATTGTTTCATGGGGTGTGCAAACGCATTGCCGATTTTCTTGGCACAGAATTGTCGTGTACTGAAAAAGCGCAATTTCTCAAATACGGAAAAGGCGAGAGATACGACCCTCACTACGATGCTTTTGACAAAAGCGCAAAAGAGTGGAGTCACTACAACAATGGCGGTCAGCGCGTTTACACCGCTATGGGGTACCTAAACGACGTTTATTTAGGTGGTGCTACAACGTTTCCTCTGTTAGGTCTTGATGTAAAACCTAGAAGAGGGCGCGTATTGGTGTGGAGCAACGTGGGGGAAGACTTCGGAGTCCCGCACCCTGATTCACTGCACGGCGGAATGCCTGTTGAAGAGGGAGAGAAGAGATGTTTCACACTGTGGTTCAGAGAAAACCCAATAAATGAATCGTAGCGAGTTTATTGCTAAAGCCTCTGAGTACTTACCAAAAGCAACTTTAGAAGAAAGCGGTCTTTTTTATAAAAATCTTTTAGAGAAAAACTTTGACAAAGAACTCATTAGGGAACTCTGCAAGATAGACCGTTGGTTCCTGCTTGTCGTTGTGCTGAATCGAAAAGATGCGGTTCATCAGTGGCTCTATGAACGTTGCAGAGAGGTTGAGAAAAACCCGGACGGACATCTTGATCTCTGGGCGCGCGGTCATTACAAGTCTACGATCATTACATACGCGGGGACGATCCAAGAAATACTGCGTAATCCAAACATTACGATTGGCATCTTTTCCCATACAAGGCCAATCGCAAAAGGCTTCTTAAAACAAATTAAACGCGAGTTTGAGGTAAACGAATTTTTAAGAGACTTGTTTCCAGACATTTGCTATGCCAATCCACGGCAAGAATCTCCTCAGTGGGGTGAAGATGCGGGAATCATTGTCAAAAGAAAATCGAACCCAAAAGAAGCCACGGTTGAAGCGTGGGGCTTAGTAGATGGTCAGCCAATCTCAAGGCACTACGATCTAAGAATTTACGACGATGTGGTAACTCGCGACTCGGTAAACACGCCCGAACAGATTGCAAAAACTACAGAGTCTCTAGACCTGTCGCAAAACCTGTCTGGCGGCGCGAACAGAGAGTGGTACATCGGAACACGTTATCACTACGCAGATACTTATCGCGAACTAATAGATCGCGGAACAGAAACAAGAATTTACCCGGCAACTAAATCTGGCACTCCAGATGGTGAGCCGATCCTGCTTTCAGAAGAAGAGTGGGAAAAGAAAAAGATGTCTATGGGCCAATACGTTTTGGCTTGTCAGATGTTGCAGAACCCGATTGCTGGCTCTGATCAAGTGTTTGATCCAGAGTGGATTCGACGCATAGAAATAAGACCGCGGGTCTTAAACATTTACATTTTATGCGACCCAGCGCATTCCAAAAAAAGTTCATCGGATAGAACGGCTATTGCAATCATTGGAATTGATCATGCCTTCAACAAATATCTTATTGATGGGCTGTGCCACAGGCTAAACCTTGCTGAACGTTGGCAAGTGCTTTCTAAATTCCGAAACAAATGGATTAGACAGCCCGGAGTGCGAACGGTAAAAGTCGGTTACGAGCGATACGGAAAAGATTCCGATATCGAGCATTTTAAAGAGATGATGAAAATAGAACAGAACTATTTTCCCATCGAAGAGTTAAGTTGGCCAAGAGAAGGGCCGGGTTCTAAACGGGATCGAGTTCAACGTCTTCAGCCCGACTTTGAGAACTGGCGCTTCTTCTTGGCCCCTTCTTCAGACTCCCTGACCTCAAATCAGAAAAAAGCATTTGAGCAGGGGGACGGTTCGCTCATTGTCCGCCCCATAAAGCAAAAAGATGAGAACGGCAGGCTGTACGACGTTGTCCAGAGAATGATTGATAACGAGTACAACCTATTCCCGGCGGTTCACGTTGATATGTTAGATGCCATGTCGCGCATCTATGACATTGAAGCGTCGCCGCCTCAAACAGTGTTCCAAGATGATCTGGAACCAGAAGCGATACCGGCTTATTAATATGGATTTGCTAGACAAAGACTACAAGATTGAGCAAGTAACTCCTAGCGAGTTAGCGGTTTACTTTTTGTCCAATTTTTTTGAGGGCACGGGCGAAGAAATCGAAGAAATGCCAATTGCTCAGGCGCTTACAAAACTTATTCACAACCTCGTTTACGAAACCGTTTCGATTATGAACGACGAGGAAGAACACACTGTTCACTAATGGCTACAAAAAAAGTCAAAACAAAATATCGTAAATACAGTTGGAAAGACTTATGCGACAAAGCAGAAGAGGCGGAGGAGCCTGTTCTGGCTTACGACTTCCCACAAACAAAACTTTACGAAAATCCACGAAGACCTTACGGGCCTAGAAAATGAAAGAAAAAGTTATTCAGTTTTTTAACGACAACCCACGCGCAAAGTCTGTTGCAATTTTTGCAGTCGCGGTGTTAATCCTAGTTGCAATCTTTGGATGAAAGTTTTAGTTGATGCCCACAAGGGCAGTATGATGCAAGAGGCGGCTATCGTCAGTTTAGTCAAGAACGTGGCCGACACTCTGGAAAAGCATTACCCCGGACACGCATGGGCGGTTGGCCCAAGCAATGATTATTCAATGCTTGCTATCTGGAATGAAGCGCTTTCTATGCGCTATGGAATGTGGATTCGCATCAACGATATTGATCCAGAGTACAAAAACGTAATGAGATGGGCAGGCGAGTTGCTCGAAAGGGCTAAGGTTAGTCGCGGCATGGCTAACCCTCAAGAACTTGAATCCATAAAGAGGGACTTTAGGGGCGAGGCAATATTCGATGAAGGATGATGTCCCAATTAATTTAGAAGAAGAGAAGTCCCCGTGGCTGACTCTTGCTCAAGAGGCGTATGAATCATCTACGTCTTATCTGGATGCGAATTACCGGAGGCAGTGGGACAGGAATATATCGTTATTCCAGTCCAAGCACCCAAGCGGCTCTAAGTACCATTCTTCGCAATATCAGCATCGCTCTAGGCTGTTTAGGCCAAAAACGCGATCCGCAGTTCGCACTAACGAGGCCGCAGTCACAGCGGCCTTTTTTGCGACTGAAGATGTTGTTTCTGTTTATCCGCAAAACGATTCGGATCAGGAACAAAGGGCATCTGCAACCATTCTGAAGCACTTGCTTCAGTACCGACTGACAAAGTCGATTCCTTGGTTTCAGACCTTGGTAGGCGCATATCAGGAGTCTTTGGTGTTTGGGTCGGTTGTTTCCCATCAATACTGGGATTACCGAGAAGAAAAAACGACCAGAGAGATTGAGGTCGTTGATGAGTTAGGGAATCTTGTTCTGGGTGAAAACGGCGAGCCTCTTGTAGACGAGGTAACTGAAACCAAAGTTGTTAAAGATAACCCTGTAGTGCGGTTGATTGCTTCTGAGAATTTCAGAATAGACCCCGCCGCCGATTGGTTAGACCCTGTCAATAGTTCTCCTTACGTCATTGAGATTATTCCTATGTATCTCTCCGACATATTGGAGAAAATGGATACGATTGATCCGAAGACTGGTGAGCCCAAATGGAAACGTCTCAAGATCGGACAATTGCTGGAGTCAGCGAAAAGAAGTGAGTTCGACTCTACAAGACAAACACGACAGGGTAAGCGCCAAGACCCGTTAGTTGATAAGCAGGACTTTGTCTCAGAGTACCAGACTATCTTTGTCCACAAAAACATTGTCAAAAGAAACGGCAAGGACTGGATTTATTACACGGCTGGCACTCAGTATCTTCTGTCTACTCCCAAGCCGCTTAGAGATGTCTATCCGCATTTGAGAGAAGGCGAGCGCCCGTATGTGATGGGTAGCACGGTTATCGAAGCGCATCGCACATACCCAACATCTCTTATCGAGTTGACTCAGGATTTGCAGACTGCGGCAAACGATATCGCAAACCAGAGATACGACAACGTACAACTGGTTCTTAACAAACGCTATCACATTCGCCGAAGCGCCAACATCGACATTCACTCGCTAAAGAGAAGTGTCCCCGGCGGTTCAGTGATGATGGACGATCCTATTAGTGACGTTCAGATTGTTAACACGCCAGATGTAACCGCATCGAGTTACGAAGAGCAAGATCGCCTTAACGTTGATTTTGACGATATCGCGGGTAACTTCTCTCAGGGCACTATTCAAACCAACAGGATGATGAATGAGACTGTTGGCGGCATGGAGATGCTTACGTCAAACGCCAACTCCATGATTGAGTACATGATCCGCA